ACCGAAGCTACGTCTATAAACTAAGCCTTTACTAAACACTATTATGGCATTAACAAAAGTATCAACAGATGGTGTCAAAGATGATGCCATAACAAAAACAAAAATCCCTGCAAACCAGATAGAAGCTAGTGAACTGGCAGACAACGCAGTTGACACTAATGCTATAGCAGATCAGGCAGTAGCTTTATCTAAACTACCACATGGCACATCAAGTAATGATGGTAAGTTCTTACGAGCAAACAACGGAGCAGACCCTACGTTTGAAACAGTAAATACAGACTTAGTATCTGACACATCACCACAACTAGGCGGTGACTTACAAAGTAATGGTAACAATATACTTATTGCTGATACTTCTGGTACAGGTAATAATCGACTTAAATTTGGTGATTCTGGAGATCTTGCTATTTATCACGATGGAACTAATTCTTACCTCGCACATGAATCTGGCACAGGAGATTTAATACTTAATACAGACAGCACTTGTAGTATAAATCCTAATGGTGGTGGACACTTTGGCTTAAGAGTTATTTCTAATGGGTCTGTAGAATTGTACCAAGCAGGCAATAAAAAGTTTGAGACTGAATCTAATGGCTCTACTGTAACTGGGCGTTTTAGAGTACAAAATAGTGGTGATACTGACTTAGTTATTAGTGATACTTCAGCTAATGCTGTATCAGGCTTTCTTGGAGTAAAAACTGCTGGAAAACTTGAATACAACTGTTACAAATCAGGAGTTGGTACTAAATATCCTCATGTGTTTGTTGGTTATACAGAGGAATATGCACGAATAGATACTAATGGTATTAAATTCAATGGTGACACCGCAGCAGCCAACGCACTTGACGACTATGAAGAGGGTACATGGACTCCGACTATAACAGGAGGTGCAATAACCGCTAATGGTGCATATTATACTAAGGTCGGAAGAGTGGTGCATTGGTATCTATATGGAACCATAACTAATACAGCAAATAATTCTACTGAATTTCGCATATATGGTTTGCCATTTACTGTTGGTGGTAATACTCAGGGTTTAAATAATTACTACGGTGGTGCTGCATCAATTAATTATACGCAAAGTGCAAATAACGGTGGATTAACAAACATGGGAGTTTTAGCTCATGGTTCTACGAATTATTTATATTTTCATTTTATAGGAGTTGGAGACAGTAATCAACCAACTAATTCTTATTTTCATAGTCATATGTTAAATCAAGGATTTATCATTGCTGGTTCATATTTTGTTTAATTAGACCGAGCTACGTCTATAAACTAAGCCTAAACCTGTTTTAATCGGAGATTAATCCTAATGGCACTTACAGAGTCAATCGAATACGACAAGATAGAAGTTGTCGGAACATACAAAGCGGTGCAAGTCCGCAAAGCAACTGTCATCAAAAAAGATGGTGTTGAACTTACAAGGTCTTTTGAAAGATATGTACTAAATGCTGGTACGTTAGATAGTTCTGACAACCTAGTTGATACTGACATATCAGGAGAACCAACAGAAGTCTCTGCAATCTGTAATGCGGTATGGACTACTGATGTCAAAGCTGCGTGGAAAGCTAAACTAATAGCAGATAAATCATCTACACCTTAATGTCAAAACCTACTCTTGAAGAACTGCAAGCAGAGTTGCAAGATATTGTTAACAGACACAACCAGGCACAAGAAGTTGTCAAGCAATGTCAAACAAGGTTTACTGAATTAACAGCTATCATTAAAGATAGAACTACCCCTGAGTCAGATGCCACTTAAAGGAAAACAGTACAAGATTGATGCTGATTAATTAACCTTATCTTGCATCTGCCTTGTCATTAACCCCATAGTGACGTAGAGAGGAGATAGGGCTACAATAAGCAGTAATACAAGCACACTTGAAAAAGATAGTGCTTTTAAAATTGCAAATTTAATCATGTTTCAAAAAATTGCTAATATTCTTAGCATAGTTTCATTTGTAATGGTAGCTTCCATGAGTGGTGGAGCATACCTAGGATACAAATATGTAACATCTGAAAATTTCAAGTCTCAAGTTATGAATGAGATCCTTGGTAATGTACAGGGCATGATGCCAAAAATATTAGATAATGGTTTGCCTAAAATGACAGGCCCATCAATGCCTATAATAAAATGAATAAATGGAAATACCTGATATAAGTATTCCAAATATTTATATTCCAAACGTACCAGAGCCTTATAATCCCCATTATTTACAGATAGCAAAGCCACCTGAGATTGATGTCCCTGGTTGCACTTATCAGCATCGAGATATAAAAAATACTGGTAATCGTAATTTATTATTAGAAGATCCTAATGGAGTGTTTACAACTTGTGATTTTCCATTTCCTAGCTTTATACCACTTGACTATACACCTGAGAATCTTGTCATTACAGAGGAAGCACCTATTAATAATGAAACCCCACCCTTACCAGAAGCACAGACACCAGATGCTACGATTCCAAAAAAAAAAGATGAAGAGATAGTTATTCCTGATTGCCCTGGTAAAAATGACAGAAGGGTCGGTGAGTTTACATCAGAGTTGCGTACAGAGAGAGTAAAAGGTTATAAGAGGGGAGAAGATGGTATTGAATGTATTGCTATCTATGAAGACGTTCCGTTTATCGATCAATACATCCCAACTGCTAGTGCTGTTGTTAATACAGTTGTTATTGCTACTGTCGCTGCCTCTACTCCATTATTACTTAATGTTATAAAACCATTAGTAAAACAGATCATAAATAAGTTTACAAAAAAGAAAAAAGATGTAAAATAATTATCCGTAGATAAGTGTAATACCCGTGACTTATCTACTTTAATTTGTGAGTATGTGGGATAACTTGATTTGGTGAGATATTAACAACAATATCTTCACAAGTAATAGCACTGGGAGTATTAGGTTTAAAGGTTACTCCAAGTTTTGCCTGTTTTGCACACATCTCTAAACGATAAAGGCTAATTTCCATTTTGGTTTTCTTTATCAATAACTTCTGAGCTTCGATATTTACTATTGTTGCTTCATGGCAAAGTGTTGGTGATTTTCCTAGTGGAATATTGATCTGAGCAGAGATACCATAGTTCAAATTGTAATTATCTTTTTCAAACCTAGGAGTCTCTTGAACATACTTTATCTCACCAGTATTTTCGTCATATATATTCTGCCTAGTGACTTGCTCTATTGGTCTGTTAAATGACCAAGCATCAGTTACATAAGGAGTGATTGTTAGGCTAGGAGATGCACAGACTATACCTTGACTCATACGAAAAGATGGCATTGCTGAAGGGGTAATCATGGTAGCATTATTATTTACAACACCTTGAGCATTAGAGCTAGGACTTGCAACTGTAGTATTAGCAAAAACTTTTGTAGGACAAAGTAATAAAACTATTGACCAAATGTAGTTGTAGTTTCTGTTGTGGTGCTTGAGTTTATTGTTCTTGTTATCGTAGTTACTGTGTCTAATCCTGGTGTGATTAGAGTTTCTTGAAGAGAAAAGGCTGCTCCACCATTTGTTATTTTCCATCTTGGCACAGCATCTAAGTTTGGCGAAGTCCAACTAAAATTTACCCCTCCAACTGTCTGTTCTGTAAGAGTGGTAGCTGTAGGATTGATATATCCATTGAGATCGGAACTTTCAATATTATGCCCTGATGCAGAATAGGAATATCCTGTTCTGTATTGATGGCTCGTGATGGTTTCATTTATTACTGATTCAGAAGTACTTGAAGTTTGGCTCGTACCCGAACGAAATTGTGGAACGACAGGCACAGCAAGGGTTCTTATAGGTAATAATAGTAAAACTAACCAGTAAAGTCTAGTCAATCGTAATAGTAACTTTAGTAGATCCTATGCAAGATGTACCCGATCCACCAGCAGTACAGGTATGAACTCCGCTAGATAGTGAAGTTAATGCAAGCGATCCAGCAGTACCGCCTGATCCAACAGTAGTCTGTCCACTTAATACTGGCAATGCTGCTATACCACTGGAAGGGGTGACAGTAGATGGTGTAGCGTCACCCATAATTACCGATTCTGTTTTGCTAAAAGCTGACCCTGCATTTGTTACTGTGGTGTCTGTTTGTATCATCGCTGGAACGCCATTAGTTAACGATCCAACATTGATCCCACCAATTTTTCCTGATGTTGTAGTATCTCCTATAGTTACAGATGGTGTAATATTATTTCCGCTAAGACTATATGTAGTTCCTACCTTATTTGTTACGACATAGGGCATATCAACTGTAATTTGTGCTGATGTAACAAACTCCTGTTTTATATCAGCAAAGGCAGCCGTTGGTAAAAATAAAAGTAAAGCAAATAGTTTTTTCATTTGATACCTACTTTAGAGTTCTTATTATCTACTATAGTATCTTTTTTCTTCTTTATCTGAAAACCTAGTGACGCAGTACTGGCTGAAAAAATACTTGCAATAAATGTCGGGTCAAAATCTACAATCTTTTTGCCAGATGGCGGTTCGTAATATGAAAGAGATAATAGCGTTGCGGACCACAGAAGCACACAAACTTTGACAATGGTTTCAACTTTGCTTGGTTCTTGATCTTCCATATTAAAAAAACTGCCTAGTGTGTGAGGAGTAAGCTGTTGACCACTGCTTATTTAGGCAGCCATATGGCAAATTTAGCAAATATTGGTATGTTTGGAAAGTAACACAATA